ATGATTTCTGCTCCTTTATCTATATCTCCGCCTCCTGCATTTCTAACAGCATCTGCAGTAAATACAAACTCATTTTTAGATAATCTTGCTGGTACGTCATCTGCTCTTTCCTTACCACCAATTGCTACAAAGCCACCTTCGTTTCTATAATCTTTTTCCATGCCACCCATGTCTATCATACCACCTTCTTGAGCCATGATCCGTGGTTGTTGCATACCCATCATCATAGGATTCATTCTACCCATCATCATAGGATTCATTCTACCCATCATCATCTGTTGCATTCTAGGGTCCATCATTGGTGGTCTCATTGGCATTTGATTTGGCATCGTTGGTGTTGCTTGAGCCATACCTGTTGACTCATCATCAGGGAAGGATTGCATATTTTCACCCTCTGACACCATTGTTACAGGAGGTAAACCTGCGCTACCGCCTGATGATAATTTTTTTACTTCATCTTCTTCATCTATTCCGTAAAGTTCATTTAATGCAGATGTTCTTGAACTTGCTATTCCACCATCGGCTGCATAAAATTGTGAATTCATAAATGGAAAATCTGCAGGATCTAAACCACCTGCTAATACTTTTCTTCTAAGACCACCAACACCATCAAACTCATCAAAAGGATTAAAATCATTTGCTCTTGCTGTAGAACCATCTAAAGTATCTTCTTCTTCTTGTGGCATTATAAATGGTAATAAAGATGTAAGTCCTATTGCTCTCATAGGACTAACATTTGCTTTATCACCAAAAAATTTTAAATCTTTAAATTTTTTAATATTACCTAAACCAAAACCTTCACCGGATAATAATTGAGGTCCAAATTTGTATGCAGCAAAGGCTAATGCAGCTTTACCTATTGGTGATTTAATAATTTTTTTAATTCCACGTGTTGCTTTCTTAACTAACTTACCTAAGAAGTATCCTTGTCTAAGGTCCGTGATCCCTCCACCAGCGTAACCGATTCTACCACCGTCAGCTGCAAACATTCTAGGATCAACTCCTAGTGCTAACATAATTTGTTTGTTTGCTTGATCTGTATCATATTGATTAAAATTTTTTGCTGGTGTAAATGGAGTTGGTACATTTGGCACCACTGGCGTTATTGGTTTTGTTATTGGTGATATTGGTACTGGTCCAATGTTTGGAAGTGGTGTTGTCGGTCCATCGTCACGACCAAATGACGGATTTATATTTCCCATAGCATCTGTTTGACCAGACATTCTATCAGTCATATAATCTTGATATGCTTTTTCAAATTGTTCTTCTGTTAAATCAGAAGGACTAAAAGAAAGACCATCCTCATCTAATCCTAAACTTTTAGTTAACAAAGAAGTAGCATTTTTTCCTTGTAAAACTTTATTAACAAAATATCTTCTATTAGGTTCTCTATTTAAATTTCCTAAAAATTTTACAAAAGCTGGAGTATATTTTGGATAGTTCGCAGGTTCATAAATAAATTTTTTCTTTTCTATCTCTCTTAACTGTCTTTGTTCTTCTCTTAAATCTTCTCTTTGTTTTCTGTTTTCAGGAGTTACATCATATGATTTACCACCAATTATTTGTTGAGCAGGTGTTTCATCTTTATCTCTCCCACCTCCCAAACTTGCTCCTCCACCTTTTCCTGTGGCTCCTTGAGCTTGACCTATTGATGTTGCCTGTGCACTTCTACTAGATTTTCCATACGCAGCATCACCACGATAACCTGGTCTTGAACCATCTGCGTTTTTTTTAACAAGTTGCATTACACCACCATCAGCCATACCTGATCTTGCTTCTCTTTCAAATTCTTCAAAAGACATTGGTTCTAATCCTTGCTCTTCCATTTCAAATACATACTTTTCGTATTCATCTTCTAGTAAAGGATCGGCCATAGCCATTTGCATTTGTTGTGGTGATTTAGGTCCTTCATTACCTGAGTAAGTAATTTTTGGTGCACCCGTATCTAGTGATTCTAATCCTGTTTTCATATAATTTTTTAAGTTAGTTTAAAAGCAGGATTTTAACCTGTGAGTTTTCTATATTACTTGTTTTTATCAAGTAAATCAAGCTATGTTGTAACAGTTCTTTTTTGAACTTCTAGTGCAGATAAAACAACATGTAATCTATTCGCCGTAGCTGCGGTTACTTTTAACACTTCACTCTCTTGTAATACAAGAGGTGCTGACAACAATTCAGTGGTTCCATTAGAAGATATTGATTTAGTCTTAAATAAACTAAATATAGCACTATCTGTATCTGTAATAGTCACTGTTATTGTATCTCCATTGCCTGAGTCTTCAGATACTATTATTGATTTTACTACAGAAGTTGTAGCACTAGGCACTGTATATAATGTCGTAGCGCTTGTTGTAGTTAAATCTACTTTTTTATTTACAAATGTATTAGCCAAAGAAATAAGCCTCCGCTTCTGCTTCGTCTTTTAAATCTTGTTGATATGTTGTATTTAGTTTTTGCACAATACTATCTATATCTCTAACAAGTGATTGTTGTATTTGTTCATCATAATCTTTAGCTGGTTGTGTAAGTGATTGTACAATTCTAGCCATTATCTTCTTCCGTCTGGTTGTATATCTAATCTAAATGTGCCTAGTTTCCAAAATTGACTTGTGCTACTATTAGATACTTTTAATGATACTGATCTAGCTCTAGCTCTTGTATCTATTTTTCTTGTGCTAGAAGATATTGTAAATGGTCCAAGTGATGAACTAGCTGCAGTATCATTTGGAAAGTCTTTTAAATTTAATGTAACAACACTATCTCCTGTTTGAGCTAAAAAATCTGGTAACACTCTTCTTATTTTTAACATAAACTCACCATCGCCAGCTAGTCCTTGTTGACCTATATCAAAATCTCCTGATTGTATATTTGCAGTAATAGAAGATGTTGAACCTTCTTTAATTTGATCCAAACCTTTTTCGTGTTCATAGTAAGTAGACACACCATCAGTGCAACCAATAACATGATCTTTATTACTTGTTGCTGTTGTACCACTAGTATCATACTCTGTTGCATGAGGTTTACCAAATACAGCAGAATCTTGCCATGCTGTTCTGGCTAATGTACCTGTAGTCCACACCGGACGTTCTGGTGTTGAATCAAGATAGTTATAACAAACCATACGATTAACGGTTCCAGATCCAGAGTTAGGATAAAACCACATTACTTCACCAAACAAGTTATTAAGACCTGCATTGATATGTTGTTTAGGAATTGTATTAATATCATCGTAAACATGATCCTCAACCAAACATGGTAATGATTCTAGTTTACCTGTGTATCTAAAGAAACCATTCTCTGACATCCAATACGCAGAACCATCAACCTCTACGGCTGCGTTCTGTCCAATTAATCCACAGTTAGTACCAACTTGTTGGAATGAGAAAGTAAAAGGTGCACCTACAAATCGCATAATAAACAAAGCTGTGTCTGTCCAAACATAGATTGCATCTCTACCTCTAATAGCTCCTACAATTTTAGATCCGTCCGCAAGTCTTTGCGTACCTGCAGTGTTTGTTGCGCTGGGTGCATAGGCATCAGTTCCATCAATATTTTCTTGATCAGAAAATCTTATAAACATTTCATCTCTTGTGCTTGATGTTCCAATAGTTGTTTCTGTTCCAAAAAATATTAAGTGTCTATCTGGTGTAGATACTAAACTAAAACTAGATGATGTTGGTGCATTTGCAAGTATAGTTGCTCTTGTTCCTGTTGCACCTGTAGGATCAGAGTCCCATTCAAAAGTTTCACCACCTGATATAGTTGCGATAAGTTTATTACCAAAATTATCTAACGACCACAAACCTGGTGCTGTAACAATATCACCAGACGTTGTTCCGTTCCATGTAAAAAAGTTTGATGCATCAGTAACCGTTGCACCAGATGAATGGATTGCAGCTGTTGTACCACTAGCACCTCTTGTTAATCCTGATAGTGTCCCACCACTATTTCCTGTGTAAGTAATCAACTCACTTCCAATCTGCACTGTACCTGAAGATGGAAACGATGTTGAACTTGCCATAGTTAAACTTGTAACTGATGCATTTATTCCTGATGATAAGGTAGATGTAAACTGCCCTTGTTGTACACCACCCCACGATCCAAGACCCCAACCAGTTGTTGCAACCTCAACTGCTGGTCCTACAGGATAGTAATGTTTAACTCTAATACCACCAGATGTTGAAGCACCTGATCCTGATTCGTTAGATGCCATTGTAACTGTTATTGTAGTAGTTGTAGGTATACTTGATACTTGAAATTTATTGTTGTCAAAATTAGCAGAATTAAAATTAGAATTTGTTATAGAAGTAAAGTTGTCTAATAAAATAATATCACCTTTATTTATATTGTGTGCTGATGCAAAAGTTATTGTAACAGTCGCTGATCCATTAGTTGTAGAAAAAGCCGATGTTAAAGTTGTTGTAGATTTGATAGGATGTATGTCATAAAAAATACCACCAGAGTATGCATATAAAATTCTATTTGTACCTAACGCTGCAAATTTAATACCACTAGCATTTACAAAATGATGAATAGCAGTATTACGACCAGTAATATCAACAGAACCTAGTTGTGCCCAACCACCTATTTTTTCAGGTGTGCCATATCTAAATCTAACATTGTCACCTTCTATCCATTGGCCTTCACCACCTGTAGCTGTAACTTGTTTATTAAATCCTGGTTGAAAATTTACCTTCTGCAACATAGTGTAATCCTATGCTATACTACGGTTTAGTCGGCCACGTAGCGTTTTCACATTTAGCAACAGTATCTTTACCTGCAGGCAAGTCTCTAAGATCTTTACGATATGTTTTCATATCGTCAGATAGAGTATTGTCAGATAAAGCTAAATAATCAGTTTCAGCAAGAAGTCTATTTCTTTTAGCTCTTAGATCAGCTAAAGCTCTAGCAGGGGCAGCATCTGACCACGCTTTTTCTTCAGCATCTCTAGCTGTTTCTTCTTCAGCTGTAAACTGCACTTTGTTACCGTTTATATTATGATATCTTGGCATAGTTTTCTCCTTTGGTTGTTATGTATCATTTTTATAGAATTCCGTAAAGGCAAATATCTCCAGTGCTAATACTGTCTGTGCTGTATTTAAATTGAACCGCATCAATAGCACTAGTAGTATTAAAGTATCCAGCCATATGTGTATGAATAGCATAATCGTAATTAACATTATGACTTCCAGTATGTATAAAATGTTTTACAAATGTGGTTGAAGAAGGTTCAAACAAACGTAAAAAACCATTTCCAGATTCATCATTGCCAGAACCAGAACTCCAAAACAAAGGTTGAAAAGATGTTGATTGTGCTAAATCTTTATTTGCTTCATAACCTAATCCTCGAGCAGTATCTGCTTCTGCATTATATGCCTCAAAGTAAGAGGATGTTAAAGTTGTATTATAATTACTACCAGTATCTGTGCTCCCTTGAAAACTAAAAGTAGCACTGTCAGATGCTGGATGTACATTTTTAAATGTAAATAAATATTCTTTATAAGTAGAATCTAATACTACATCAGATGCACCATTAACAAAAGATAAAGTTGATGAAGATGAAGCAGTTAATTTTTTGATAA